CTGATTACATTCTTCCAGGACCAAAGTTTCTTTTAGTTTCTGATACTGCATTATCAAAGTCTTTCTTCATTTTAGAACCTTCACCTTTAATAAAGCTCATAAACTTACTTCCAAAACTTTTCTTTTTTGGGGCTTGTTTTTTAGCCATAGTACTACCTTGGGATACCTTAGGATAACTTGTTTTATTTTGAGATACTTTAGGTTTATCTTTTTTATCTTTAGTAACGTTATTATTTTTACTTTTATTACCACCTCTCATTTGAAGCGTACTAAGATCTGTTCCTTTATAAGGATTTGATTCTCTTTTACCTGTATAGTTTGGACTATTTTTACTTAAGCTTTCAGGTAAGTTAATATTTTGACCAGCTCTTATACTATTAGCATTTTTAATACTTGGATTTGCAGCAAGTAGTTTAGCTACAGTTGTTCCATTTCTTTTAGCAATACCAGAAAGCGTATCTCCAGATTTTATTTTCATTATTATCTCCCTTTAAAGATTGTAGCAGAACCTTTGTAATCTTTATTTGTTTTTATTTTTTTATTTCTATCATAACCAGTTAAACTATCAACTCCTTTTATGACTTTATTTAAAAGACTATATTTACCAAAGGGTGATCCTGAAGGATTATTTTTAGTTTTTTTACCCATTACATTCTCCTAATATAAAAAAAGGGAAGCCATGTTGACTTCCCTTAAAATAACAGTTAATTTAAACCGTAGATAGCACCACAACCTGATGGGTTGCGTACTTCTAGAGTTGCTTCTTCGACCATCATTCCTTTAGTTGAATCACCTTGCTGACCTACATCAACCTCTTTTAAAGGTCTTAGTGTTGCCATAGCGAACCACTGTGGATCGTAGATAAGTGCTGAGAAGTTAGCAACATCAGTTGTTGCACCTAGGTTAGTTGTACCATTAGTTTGAGTAAACTGAACAGCATTAGTTAATCCCATGATGTAGTTTGGTACTACCATTAGATCACCAAAGTCTGACATGTATACGTCTACTGACTGTCTTAACTTTCCTTTCTCATCGATGTTTCTTACAACACCAGTATCACTGATCATTAAGTCTGAGAAATCTCTTCTTAACTTAGGAGATATCATTATCTTAGTTGCCTTACCGCCTTCTTCGTAGATCTTCTGCATTACAGAATCAATCTCTGAAAGTGATAATGAACCTTTAGCTGGTTGTCCAGCTGCAGCAGCATTTGATTTAATCTTACCAGTACCGTCACCCATTGTTGCTGGGGCTTCCCAACCACCTAAGTAGTTTACTGTTGCAGTATCATTTATAAATGCTTGATATCCACCTGCAGTTCTTGCGTTTGCGTTTTGAACACCGACCGCACCAGAAACGTTAAACGAATGAATCATATCATGCTCAACATCTCTTCTTAGCTCTGTACCTCTTTTCTTTAACTGATATGCATATTCGTCTGCAACACCAGCCTGATCTACAGCTCTTCTAGTTCCTGACACAGCAATAGTTTTACCGTTGATCTGTGTGTAGTTACCTAGTCTGGTTCTATTTGGACCGCTTTCAGCAAACTTATTTCCGACTGCTGGAGTTCCAGTACCGCCACCAGCTGCAGGCTGAATGTAATCAGTACCCTCACCGATAGTAGAATTTCCAGGAACTTCTAATTTGTCTGTTTGCCATTCGTGATAGATAGCAGTTGCTTTTGCACTGCCGATTGATGACATAAAAGGAGTTTCATCCCTTGTTATCATCGTGATAAAATTTGCAAGATCTTCTCTTTGTGAGACATCTTTGCCTGTACCCCTAGCTGGACCTTGTGGACCGCCAGTTCCTCTTACGCCTAATACGTTAGTCATTGTATACCCTCCGAGGTATTAATAGTTTAATGATTTATTTGCAAGTCCTCGAAGAAACGCCATTTGATCTTCGTTAGAAGAATCTTCAGCAAAAGCTCGTTGCCTTATCTTAGTCTCTTGATCTACTTCTTTCTGAGACCTTGTTTTAGCTTTACGTACAGGAGCTTTCTTAACAACAGTAGCTTTTCTTTTAGCACTGCCTTTAGTAACTCCTTGCTTTAATCGTCTGTAGTCATCTACAAACTTCACTATCACAGGATCTACAATAGTATCTAAGATTTCTGGTTGTATACCTTCAGCTATAGCGAATTCTCTTATTGCAGTAGCTGTTTTTTCATTAAAGTCAGGTATCATCTCTGGAATAGCTTTATTAAAGCTTTCTAATTGCTCATTCCATTGCTTAGTATTTTGTTCTTGAACTTGGGCTTGAACTTGCTTTACTAATTGTTCTCTGCCATTTCTAGCATTCCAATAGTTCTTTTGTGCTTGTTCTCTTTTATCCTTTAATTCATTCACTTCATACGTATCACCGTCTTTCCTAGCCTGATCTATCTGAGATTCTATGTCATGATATTCTTTTGCCAAGGCTTGTTCTTCTCGATACAACACCGCTGAAGAAGCCTGTCCAAGATCGTTTATTTCTTTAAACTTCTTTTCGTACTCTTCATCAAGTTGTTTTCTTGCATCGCCAAGTTTTCGACCCTCATTAGAAAGATGTTGTTCAGTAGAGTAACCTTTTATAAGGTCACTAAACGATACTTCAGTGTCTTTACCATCTATTTTAATAGACACCTTTGCATCTAAGTCTAAGTCTTCTGTAGCGTACACTTCGGATTCTTGGGTAGACGTATCATCCTCATCCGTTGTTTCTTCTTCTTCGGTCTCGACTTCTTCTTCAACTTCTTCGTTTTCGGATTCTTCTGCATCTGGGTCTTCCGCAGTTTCTTCCGTGTCTAACTCAGGAACGTCTTGCTCAT